AGTTTGTGCAACTCCTACAAGTCCTTGCCAAGCTCCTTGTAACCACGAAACAAATCCCGACCATAGTTTTTGGCCAGTCTTGGTTTGGGTGAAAAAGTAAACCAGACCAGAAACCACTGCTGCAATCCCAGCAATCAAAAGTACCCACGGATTCATGCCTAAGATCAATCCAAACGCTTTCCATACACCACCAGCCGTTTTTACGATAGTCCCGAAGTTAGTTATAACGGATATAACGCCTCTAATAGGGCCAATCATTTTAGAAAAAACACCGAGAACGCTTGAAAATCCGCCGATGGCTAATCCAATTACTTTGAAGGCCCCGACAGCTCCAAAGATCGCCGCAGCAAATGATTTAACGATGTCGTTAGCAAACGCTGCTTTAACAATAGCTGCAATTGGCTTCAAAACAGCCATCACTCCGCTTAGAGCGCCCTTAACACCGTCAAAAATTGCTTTCCATGGTAAATTAGCAATAAAGTCCCCAACGGTAGTCATCGCTTCCATTGCTGCTACTCCGAAATCTGTAACAGCTTTTTTGATTCCGTTAAATAGTCCCGACATTTTCCCATTACCGAATGCCGAATTAAAAGCATCTCCGACCTTTTGAGCAATACTAATTAGATTGACAAATGCCACATTGACTAAGCTTCCAACTAGGCTCCAAATGGTTTGTAAAATGGACCCGACTCCTTGGAGAACGGAACTGAGCCCGCTCATCGAGTCGCCCTTCCCCAAGCTGCTTAGTTGTGTCTTTATATTCAAAATCAATGCCGAAAACGGAGAGAAGAAGCGACCAATTGAAGCAAGAACTGAATCGAAGTTCATGGCTCCGATCTTATCAATAATGCCGCTAATAGCTCCGATAGCGACTTTAGACATTGCCTGCCATGCAGGCTGAAGCTTGTTTGCCAGTGTTTCCTGAAGGCCGTCCATTGCCTCGCCGACTGTCTTGTAACTCGTGGCCATCTTCTGGAAAGCCTTGCTGTTGCCTGCCTTTTCGATACCATCGAAGAACTGCTGCGTGCTTATTTTGCCGTTTTGGACTTCGGTGACTAGCTGTTTGGTACTCATGCCCATCGCTTTAGCAACGGCTGCCATACCAGCAGGTGTCTGTTCTAGCATCAGACGGAAGTCAGCCCATTGAACCATAGGCTTAGCAGCCATTTGTGTGCCTTGTTCCATCAAGGTCTTCATTGCCTGCTTAGGATCGTCTGTGGCCGCAGCAAGTCCGCCCATGCCTTTGACCAAACTTCCGACACCTTTCACACCAACCGATGCAAATTGAGCATATGCAGAAGCCATGTCAGAAGAACTGTAGATGGTCTTTTGTGCGTAACTCTGCAAGGACTTTTCAATCGTTGAGATTTCTGCGGGCGTTTTCCCGAGGAACTTCATGTTGCTCTCGAACGTTTGCCACGCCTTGCTGGAAGCATCAAGTTCACCAGCCATGCTTTTGACGCCTGCGCCAATTGCACCCACAACCTTGACTAGACCAATCGCACCAGCAATCTTGCTCACGGTTGATACAAATTTTCCCGCTGGCTTTGTCGACTTTTCAAAGCTATCGCCGATCTTTGATGCAGAACTCGCAACATTCTTAAAAGTCCCCGAAAAGTTGCGGTCAACGGCGGATAAAATTGCTTCAACACTAAAACTGTCAGCCATGTACTCCCTCCTTTCTTTCAGATAGTGGAATGATTTTGCCTTCGCGCTTCAAACGCTGAAATTCGGCCATCCGTTTTGCGAAAACTTGTGCTCTAGTCTGTTTGAGTTCAGTTGTGCTCATCTGTGACACTGCATAATTGGGCTCATAATTTGATCGCACGTTATCAATAGCCGCTTTCTTATCAAAGAAATCATCAAACGTCTTGAACTTCGGCTTAGGATTCTTGCTTCCAGTTGTTGCCTGTACTTGCTGGTTCATCCATGCTTGCTGTGCAATCTCGTTCTGCCTATCGACTTGCTTGAGCTGATAGGCTTCCATACGCAGCTCATATTCAACAAGCGTCATGCGTTCAATTTTACAAATATCAGAAAAGCCTAGATAGGCAAATGCGTTTAACAAAATTTCGTGATACGTTTCTTCACTACTCTTTTGAACGCTTTCGTCCTCATCTAGGCCTTCATGTTTTTTGCTACTGCTTTTACTGCGTTAGCGCTGTTCATTTCATTTGCAACTTGCTTGAATAGCGAATCTAAGTCTGTGTTGCTGTCAATAAAGTCATCGACTTCATTAGCTGACGGGCGTTTCTTAGATGCCACGGTGGCTGAATAAATGGTGTCTGCTAAAACAGCAGCATCGTATGCATTCAGACCAGCTAGGGCCTTTGCAACACCCATGCCAAAGTTGATGCCGTGCATGACGGCACCCATATTCTTATCCATTTCTCGAACAAAACGAACACCAAAGTTAAGCTCGTATTCTTTACCGTTAATGGTCAATTGCATGATTTAAAATCCTCTCTTTTAAAGCCGCCCGGACTCACCCGTACTGTGACTTTCTTAGGCGACTATGGCAATCTTACTAAGCAGGCGTGGTATCAGAAGCGTTAGTACCAGTGTCAGTGGTCTTGTTCCAAACAGTACCGCCACCGGTAGCGTCAGCTTCATCGACTTTGCCGACCCCAAGGAATACATAATCAACTTGTTCTTGAGTTTCGTCATCGAGCGTTGTCCAGCCGCGCTTAGGCGTGCCGTTAACTGAGAACGTCACATCACGAGTCGAGTGATCATCAGGATCGTTGTCGCTACTGTCTTCTTGAACGGTAACTTGCATGTACCAAGCGTAATATTTACCTTCTGCATTCTTACGCTTGCGGTAGAGGATCCAGAAGTCGAGCAATTCACCATCAAACAGTGAATCATACATTACATCTGCGATTGCGGATGTGTTATTCAAAAACTCGACTTCAAGGTCGGTACTTGCGGAACTACGAGTTGCTACATTGCCGTCCTTGGTAACAGTGGAATTACTGTCAACAGAAGGGTCAAAGGAAAGCGAAGTCTGCCAAGGGATAACTTGGCCGCTAACCGTTGCTTGATCGCTATGTTTGCGAGCCAAAGCAACAACGTCCATGCCTTCTAGCACTTTTAATTCATTTGCCATGTTGTGGCCTCCTATAAAATATTTAGATTGAGTATCAGCGTGGCTCGGTTGAGAACCGTGTCAGGGACACTCTGGTCTTGTGTGAACTCTTTTGACTGGTCTTCTACACGTCCATAGAATCGGTAATCATCGGTCAGCACTTGCCCAATGGCGGCACGGAAAAAGCGCTCTGCCATACCAGATACGGTGAAACGCTGTTTTTTGTCGCCCCAGATGTCGATGGTGATTAGCACATTACCATTGAGTGACGTCTTTGTTGCAGTAGGAACAACTTGAATATCGCCAACAATGACGAAGGGATACGGGGCGTTCTCCTGCTGCATTGGCAAATGGTCATAGGTATTGTACCCGGACGATTGCGAGAAAGCATAGAAGTAGTCGTAGAGTTCTTGCTCTGGTGATGTGATTTGAATCACCTACTTTGCTGCTTGTTTAAGCTGATTAATAAACTGCACTTTCTGATAAAGGAATGCAGGCTTCAATACAGGACGCGCCCGCATGAATCGAGTTCCATTTTCGGTGTATGGGTTGTATTCCATTGACATGCCAACTATGCCCGTTAGGCCGCCATCTTCAAGCGATAACATGATGCCATGCTTTGTAGCGCCAGTAGGATGAGCATACACGGTGCCGGTCATTTGCTTAGAACGAGCTTGAAGCTGTGCTGTCTGCTGCTTGACGATTTGCTTGACAACGTCCATCTTCGCTCGATTCAGCAGACCAGCAACCAACTTGTCCATGCCTTTTATCTGCATATTGTAGCTAATGCCGGCTTTGCTCATTTCGTCTCACCAACAATCAAAGTAGCGTTTTGAAGTGGATCCCGAGAGGTATTGAGGGCATAATGAGTCGCTTCACCGTCAATCGTTAAATAGCTCCAATTGACGGTGACTGGCTCAACTAATCGGATCACCTTTGCTTTTTGAGCATAGTTTCCGAATAGCTGAACGCTCTTATCTGTTCCCGTGTCGGTAACACTGGCAACTGCGGTGGCAACCTTTTTCACATCACCGTATTGATGTGTTTGCGGATTATATTCTTCATCATCAATCCAGAATGTAACCTCGTGATCTAACCGCATATGATCACCTCTCCGGATAGGCAGGAATGAATACAACGGCACCGAGATCCTTGGCATTCTTCCCGTTGGCTTCTTTCCAGTCATTGATGTCGTTAGCAAAATCATCGAAGTCATTAGATTTGAACGTGAACGTCTGGCCTTCTTGTGCGTATGACGTCATGCCTTCGTTCTTACGCCGGTTATATCGTCTGACACATACTTCTAGGCCAATGTAGGTCAGCTCACTAGGAAATGCCTCATCCGTTCGCAAACCAAGCTTAAATCGTAAGGCTTGCATAGTATTTTGAATGATGAGATTAAGCACATCATCCTGTGTGTCAGTTTTGATTTCCATCATCGTCTTCAAATCTGCAAGTTTTATTGGATCGCTTTCTGCCATCATTTCACCGCCTTTACTGCTTGTGCGTATTTGTATGAGCACTTTGTCTTGTCAACGAAACTCAGATCATCATCAAATGGCGTGTGATTAACGTACTTGCCTTTGAAGAACAAACATTTGTCATTCACAGTCACACCGGCATTGTGCATGATCTTAGTTTCATTCCATCGCTTGACTGGATCGGTAGCCCAACAGAAGTCGAGTTCATCACTGATGACCGGTCCGATGTTGAAGTACATCATGTTCCAAAGTTGCGACCACATTTCTGCGGTCCATTTCTGAATGTTACTGTCGACTGTCTGTAAGTATTGCCACAGTCGGTTGCTGTCGGCATATACCTTTCGCCAATATTCTGCTGAGGGGTGACTGATAATCCATTGAGCACCACCAGAATTGTGGTTGATTGTTTCAAGCGAAGCTACCGTAACTCCGACAATGTCAGCCATGCGTTTCAGGATTTCTTCTCCGTGTTCGCACTGCTTGATATAGTCAACGCTGATATAGCTAAGCGTGTTACTACACAGCCAGCGATCAGGCTTTGCTTTCAGCTTGCGAAAGTCAGGACGCTTACGAAAGATCACATCGCTGTCGAAGTATAAATAGTCTTCATTCTCACGTTCAGGGTCTTCTGCAAGATACTGCCACCAAAGCCAAGGCTTCACAGACGGGATGTATCGCTTGTCTGAGCGCTTGTCGGTATACGTGTGTACTTCTACGCCATATTTATTAGCGAGCGTTTCTGGCACCTTATAATCATGCACAGTGAAGAGCAAAACGACATCTTTCATGTCAAACCCGACACTTTGCAGATTGGTTAGGCATACTTCCAACTCCCACTCAAAACGCTTGATAGCGGGTTGACACAAAATAAGCTTCATTCTGTCCTCCAATCAGCCGCCCGGTTTCCCGTACTGTCCTATTTCGATAGGCGACTTAGATCAATCAATTAAGCGTGCGATGTGGTAGTTGTAGTGGTCGGTTTCACAGTCGAGGTCGTAGTAGTTGCTGACGTCCCGGCAGTGAAGATTGCCTGACGGTTGTCATCGCTGATCCACTGGCCTGCCTTACCGGCACCTTGCAAAGCAACGCCCGCAAAGTTCTCGGATTGAATCGTCCGAACAACGTTGATGCCGGTGAATGCACGGCCGATGTTGTCAGGCGAGAAGATGATGGCCTTGCCACCCATGTAACGGGTAGGCGTCTTGGTAACAATGATGTCACGGAAACGCATGATGCCATTTTCGTCAATGTTCACAGCAGAACCTTTGGTGCTGGTTACCAACTGGTGATCGATGATCGCATTGTAAACTTCGGCAGTAACGTATGCACGAACTGGGACAACGACTTCAAGATCGGTGTAGCGTTCTGATGCTGCTTCAAATACCTTGTTGACATCATCAACAGCGCCCAAGTCAGCAGCCGCACTTGCAACCAAGTAAGCACCTAACTTGTTGTTAAACAGACGCGTCTTAGCTTGTGCTTGCAAGTTCAGGCGGTCAGCAACAGCAGAGTTCAAGTCTGTGTTGACAGTGAACTGATCGATGCCTTCGTTGAAGCTCCAATTGAAGTCGTACGGTACATCAATGTCGCTGTATACGATCTCTTTCATTGGCCCGAAGCGGTTAGAATTGCTAGTGCCAGAGCCAAACGCAACGTTAGGGTCGGTGTTGTAGTTGCCAACAGCAACGGGTACATCATTTGCCTTAACACTAAACGCAATCGCGTTGTTTTGAATGCCATCGAGTGCTTGCAAATCACCGAATGTCGGGGTGAATGTGCTTTGCACGCCGAATACGGTTTGCATCATTGC